TCAGTTCAGGAGATATTGCGCGAGTGCCGTTTTTAGGAACGGAGACAACATATTGTGCTTTGCAGAGGCTTGTTCGCAAAAGTAGTTTCGAGCACATAAGTCCAATCCGTTACCTGACATTTCACGATAGGATGGCTGAAAATTTCATCTTGGAACATTCTGATGAAAGTTGTGACCATAAGGAATGTCGATGCACTTTGACTGTCCGAGGGATTTCACCACAGACCATAGGCTACAGCTATATTACGTCCGCGTACGATATGACGCAAAGATTAGCGGACGTAGCCTCTTCGATTAACTCTTCTTTTGCGATCGAGTCGGGCGCGATTCGATTGCATCGAGGTGATAGCGATATATCCTACATTAAAGCTAATATGACCAGATCAGCAAATATGAGTGTGATAGTTCACCCGCGATTACCTCCAACGTCCCGTCAGTCCCCCTTAGAATTAATGTCGACGAACCGGTCGATCTTGAAGGCAGTGATGGATGCGGATAGAATGTATCTTCAGTGGCGATTTAATGTTTGTCTTCGAACGCGCTATCTGATGAGATGGGTGTGGCCCGATGTTACTGACGGTGTCCCCCCCCTCCCAGCTATGATCTTTCGAAAATATTCGGCTTTTAGATGGGCGTTCGGTTCTACTAATGGACGCCCTCATGTTGTTTCAGCGCAGGCTAATATGTACCCAAGAAAGCTGGCGTTAGCTGTTACAACCATGATACAACATACGAATAAACCGCCACACTTGATTGAAGAGGCAATGCGACACGTTGCTAAGGCATTGGATTACATGTATCGAGCGATGAGGATTTATGATTTCCAAACCCAGCATAGTACCCTTTCTTTGAATCGGATGAAGGGAATGTTTATGGGAGCGTCAGCGGGCCGTCATACAGGTATGACGAAGGTCATTCGTCAAGCCTTAGGGGAACCCCTTCCTACGGAAATTAAGGTAGGACCAGGGAAGAAGAAGATAGATACATTTGAGGCTGATTTGGAGGCCATTCTTCTTTTCCTTCGGACAGGGAAGAAACCTAGTATAGTGTGGGTCTCGCTGGGAAAGAATGAGCATTTTCATGATTGGTGTAAACAGTTATCAGATAAAGACTGGGAGGCGTTCTGTAACAAAGTTCGTTTGTTTATTATCCCATCAAGCGTTTATATTCTCATGGAAAAGATGGTGTCCAGAATTCGTCATCTCATGGAGCGAGGATGGGTGATTCAGATCGGTCACGCCTGGCCAAAAGGAGGAGCAGATCGGTTGGCTCGCTGCCTTGGAATAGACCTCACCAATTGTTTTGCAAAGATCTTGTTTGAGGGAGACGTAAAGAAGTTTGATCAGACAGTTCTAGAGATATTTGTGAACCTATATTTTTCGACTATGCAAATTCATGAGATACCAGGGACAGAAGAATATGACTTTTCTCGCAGGATCACTAAGTTATTGCTTGAAAATATTATTGCTCGCGTGACCAATGTCTTTGATGACTTGTGGGTAGTGATAAAGGGTGGGGTGCCATCCGGTTGTTATAACACAAGTCACATGGATTCATGGGTGATGGCATTGTATTTTTTTTTGTTTGCTGTCTACCAAATAGCACGAGCCCCGGAGGAGGTTCAGGAAAAGCTCGAAGTCCACCTCCTGAAGATAGTGCGAATAATTGTCTATGGGGATGATCATTTAGTGAACATTGGTAGTGGGATGGAAGCAACGTACTTTGGTGCTCACCTCTTTTCGAAGTTCTTGCTAGATCACTTTAATGTTACCCTTAGGGATATTAATTGTGATAAACCATTTGTGAGTGAGCAGGTGGATGGGTGGCTAACTAGTGTAGGTTCCACGTTTCTTAGACACCAATTCTTGCTCAATCCCTGTAAAGAAGAGGGACAATCGGTATTTCTCCCATTTCGGGAATCTCGCGAAGTTCTGTCGCGAGCCATATGGGGGAGAGAAGCAGATTCGCGAGATGTTCTCGATGTTCTGATGTCCTGTATTGGGCATGCTTATGGGACTTATGGGGCTAATTTAGATGCTTATTGGAGACTCCGGTTTCTTTATGGAGCCTGCCTGAATCAGTTAGGACTTCACCCACTAGATCTGGCGGCATCTTATGAATCAAGAATCCATGAGTTGACCATTCGAAAGTTGAGACAGGTAGGGGTGTCAAAGGAGGAGTTGTTAGGAGGCTTCCCAGATTTAGACACCCTTAAACGGAAGAATATAGTTGATTGGAAGTATCAGGACATATCGCGAGATGACGGTGGGGCAATGGAAGAGTATGTTGATTGGCTGATGTGATAATCTCTAGCGGAGAGCCGTATCCGCGGTAGAAAATTTATACGGGTTTTTTATATTAATTATGCCGAGTAGCTACGGTCAGGAACATTCCTGAGAAGCTAGGGGAGAAGGGAGTTGTGCCGACTCCAAGAAAAGGTAGAGAGAGAGGTGACCTGA